ACGTTGTCCCGCTTGAACCACAATCGTCATCAACTGCAATAAAGTTTGAGACGGTTCTTTATACGGAAGTGGCATAAACGCATCCTTAATGTTACCGCCGGGAGCGTCGACATCGCGCCACTCCCCAGGCTGTAACGAGACAGCATCGTTTTGTACACGAATGCCTCTCTGTTTAAACCCGGCAGGTAAGTTGGAGAGCGTACCTGCATCTAATAATTGACGGAGAGCAGACGTTGCCGTTCTGCTGAGTCCACCAATCATATGAATGAGTCCAAAACCATAGAATCCAAGACCTGGCAGAAATCGAAAATGCACAAAGTATTGAATCTTATTTTTCAATGGATCATCGAGTTTAAAATTTCTTCGAATGGATAAAACTTTTCGCGTAGAATTTTCTATGGTAACAATATAAGGAACCTTAATGCCGGTCGGTTGACCATCCTGACCCACGTCTTCAAAGCCTTCCAGATCCAGATTCACATGACATTCGATCAGGGTGAAAATCTTTTCATTCCAACCTTTACGAATGCCTTCAAGCTCTCGTTCTTTTTTCTTGAGTTCGCTCTCTTCGTTATAGGGAACCTGTAGATCGATGTTACGATAGAATCCTGAGACCTGTTGTTTTTTTAAATCGTTCTCGGTTGTTTTAATAACATGACAAATGGCTTCCGCATCCTCTAATGAGGTAGCGGAATACGGAACCACTAAGTCATCCGCTTGAACAAACTTTGATACCGCTCGTCCAAGTAAATCGTCATAGTATACCTTCTTGAAGGTCGAGCCTGCAAGGGGTAAATAGAATAACATCTGATCAAACTCGGAGTCGTACTCTTTCATGACATTACAAATCTGGTAGTTCATGAAATCCTTGACTCTGGTCGCTTGATCCTGTTTTTGTCTTGTAATCTTTCCTAAAATCTGTGCCCGTACCGGTCCTCCGGCAGGTAGTAATTCTTTATACGCTTGCGCTTGAAACTGGGTGACCGCTTCGGCCAGGACAGGATGCGTTGCACCTGCTGCGCCTTGAAACGGTTGTGTTCGGTCTTTGTATTGAAAGCCTAAAAGGTCCAATCCTTTCGTGTAGGAATCAGCCCATTGTCTTCTGGATCTACGATACTCATCGTAATTATTCCAAAGTTCTGATCCCACAGGATCTAAAACAGAATCAGGTAAAAGGTCGGCCAAATTGGCGTAATGGTCCTGACCGCCCTCTTGATTAACTGCACCGGGTTCAAAGGTAATTTCTGCAGAACCATCTTCGTTCTTCGTGACTTCGGGTTGAGTTGGCGTGGAAGCCTGAGCTTCAGCCTGAATTTCAAGTTGTTGTTGATGCGACGGTACTTTTAAAGTCTGCTTTACGTTCGGTAAAGACTTATCGATTTCTGCCATTTTTCTTCTCCAATCTTACTGGTTTATCCTGTTTTGATTCTTTAATCAAGGCTCTAGGCTCAGGGCCTTTGACAGGAGGAATCTGGCTCCATTTCACATACTTCATATTCTTAACGAGTGTTTTATTCATACTTGTGTCTGACTAGTTTTTCCCAGTCTGGTTCTTTGTCTTTAGGAATATAAGGCTCGTAGCCTTGTTCCGCTGCTTCCTCATCATCTTTCCCAACAATTGATTGAACTTCAGGTACATAGTGTTTTAAGGTATTCTCAACTCCACGCTGAAGCGTGATTTTCGACATTGCACAGCCAGAACAACTTCCAGATAGTTTTAAAGTAGCCACGCCAGTATCGGGGGCAAAGTCAATAAAACCAATACTACCATTATGTGCCGCAACGGACGGGGCAACTTTCTCTTCCAGCACAGTCTTAATATCCTTAACGATCTCATCTAGATTCCTCATTTGAGTAAACTCGCTATTCCTCCCATGGCAAACATAGGCTCTTCCTTATCAAACTCTTCTTCTTTGACAACCCCTTGTTCTATTAATTCTTTTTGTTCTTCAATGAAAGGTTTACGTCTTTGATAATCTTTATAAGCATCATAAACAGATGCTGCAGCCGTTGCCGGCCATGCGACTTTAGAAGAAATAAACTTTACAAGATTTGGATTTAAACCTCCTCTTGCAACAACATGACTTAAAATTTTTGCTTTCCCCGGAATGTTAGCTTTAGAAAATTGGTCTAACGTCTTCGTTAAACCCCATTCCTTAACTGCCCAATTCCAAAATGCAGCGTGCATCCAAGTGTTAGGGTCGGTTAGCTTGTAATCAGGTAATTTTTTTTCTTTAACTGATTTAATTGTTTCCCCGATTACCTGTTTTGCTTTCCAAAATGGCAATGCAGTCAAAGCTATAGGTTTGGCTAAAATTTTTCCTGCTTTTGTTAGTACTTTTTTTGCTAACTCTCCTGTTTCCTTTGGATGAACAATGGCAGTTCCTAAAGCAATAGCACCCGCACCTTTAGCAACATCTCCCATGACGCTACCTTCTTGTGTCTCGTCGCCAGGCTCTTTCAACGTGTCTGCTTTGACCACTGTGTCTAATAATCCACTTTTGTAAGTTAAATAGCCTGCTCCTATCAATGCAAATGGACTAGATAAAAGTTTCATAGAAACTTTTGAAGCTGGATTTTTAAAAGCCCATTTTAATTTACCAATTAATTGCGGTGCTCTTTTTTGAGCATACTTTAAAAGGGCTTCTTGAGATTTTTTATCGGACAAAATCTTTTTAAAATCATTTGGAACAAATCCTTTTTTTATTTCTGCATCTACTGCTTTGGTTAGTTGTTTTGTTAAAAATTTTTCTTGTTCAGCGGGAGGTAATTTTTCTAAGTCTTTTATTGTAATATTTTCGTTCATGAATTGTGTAAGAGAATATTTTTTCTTTAGTCCTTCAAATGAAGATTCTAAAGTGTTCGGGTCAATAGTCACACCTACCAGTCTTCCACTAGTAGTTTTAACAAGAGCTTTTACTTGTTTATTTATATCAGCCAGCTCTTTTTTTAATAATTCATCAGTTGGATTATCTTTTAACTGCTCAAAAATTTTAAATTGTTTCCTATATAGTCTATCTAATTTTTTTTCCGAAGGTCTTATAATAACTTGATTTATAATTCTAGAATCCATTCCAACGAGATTAGTATCAAACTGTAGACCTAACGCAGCCATATGTCTTTTAGAAACTCTATGACCAAAATCTATTTTTCTTGCCAAATTCTTCTCTTTTAAAATTTTTGTTTTGGCTTCTCTTATTCTTCCTTCTTCAAGCTCAGAACTAGACACGTCTAAATAGCTTTTTCTTTTTTCAAGATATCTTGTCCAAGGCGTTTCTTCAATTTCAAGATATTTAATTTTATGTTTGTTGATTAAATATGGAATAGCTCTTTTTAATTGTTTTTCACTAATAGGATAATTATCTGCAAACCATTCATTCCCATAATCTATTACAGCCTTCATAGGTTGTTTTGCTCTAAGTTTTAAATCTTTTATAAAGTCTGCTTTCATTTCCTTATTTGGAAAAACTACATCGGTAACAGGTTGACCTTTTTTACTTTTAACTGAGATATCCCCCTCTTTCCATTTACGAGCTTTAGTATCCATCGTAATTTCACCAGTATTAATTCTTTTTCTTTGACGATCACTTATGTCTAAAGTTCCATAGACATGCATAGCTATTTTTCTACCTTCTACACTTAAAGGTTTATAGTGAGGACTGTCCAGACCTTTTGGCTTCTCTGATCTTCCTCTCATGTCTGTACTATAATGCGTGACACCCGGTTCTACGATCCCGCCAGGTTTCATGTCGATCCTGTCTTCTATATAAGATTTTATAGGACTTAAGGTTTTGGCGCGAGTAGAAATTTCATTGAGCCCAAAGCGTTCGCCAAGGGTAATCGGTCCGGTTCTATTCCACCATTCGATATAAGCCATTAACGTCTCCTAAAAAGGTTTGAGACTCCACCGGTTGCATAGCCAATCCGGCCTCCCGTCGCATGAGGTTTGCCCTTGGGAATAAAGTCTTCCAGTAATTGTTTTTGCAGAACCTCCGTGCCACTCTCGACGCCACCTTTTTTAGCCATGTCAAACGCTTTCTTCATCCGGGTTAATAAAATCGTCTGATTTTCCATGGGTAACTTCTCAAGATTAGCGATAATATCAGCGGGTAATTCTTTCTTGAATGCCATCAAGTCTATTTCTTCAACTACCGTACCTTCAAGGAGCTTTTCTCCCGTACCTTTTTTAGATTCCTTCATCATTCTCAAGTAGGGTAATTGCTTTTCAATAGGTAATTTTGCTATCATGTGTTGCGTCTCTTTTGGAAGTTCATTCATAAAGGCAAACAGTTCAACTTTTTCATCGACGACGGTGCCTTTTGTAGTCTTGCCCAGAACCACTTCCTGCATTTCGATAAAATCCTTGTCGCCACCTTTACTGACCGTCAGATTCTTGAATCTGGGATCTTGTCGCAGGCTGGTAAGAATTTCGTCAGGGATTGGGCCTCCAGCCTCAAGGCTTTTGATCGCAGCTTCCGTTTGTTTAAAGTATTTCATTTTGAGAGACTCTGCCATGTTAGCAAATTTTCCATGGCCAAATATCATGTCATCCGACATTTCTTTCAACATTCTGAGCAGCCAACGTGCGCCTTTAGCTAATTTGATTACCGAACCAGCATCACGATAGCCTTGTCTAAAATCTGCTATTCCACCGGATGCGTAATCAACTCCTTTTTCAAGATCATCGACACCAGGAATTATTGTTAAATTCAATTTTCCGGCAATTACTAATTTTTCTAATAAATCTTTTGCTTGCCATTCTTCTAGCGTCATATCCAAGTCTTTTTCTTTCAACCATTTTTCTTGAGCCTCACCAATACCTTCTCGAGTATATTTTTGTAATTTGTTTTTAAAGAAATTGGAAATGCCTCCGGTTCCTTCTCCATAGGCCACTCGTCCTCCGCCTGCAAAGTACTCGGGAATTTTTTTAACCCATTCTTCTATAGACATTTTATAAACGTCATCGCCTCGATGATATAGATCTTCCATGACAGCACCAATTTCATTAGTGCTTGTTTGTTCGTGCATACTAATAGAAGTATCTTTACTTTTAGTTTTATCTAAATATTCTCGAACCTTTCTACCTTTAACGATCATGTCAATATCTTTAAGTTTATAACCTTTTTTAAACAGGTCACGGGTACTTAAATCAGTATAAAACTCAGTTTGAATGTCCAAGCGTTGTGTTTTAGGAAGTTTATACTCTGGGTTGGACATAATCACTTTTCCATCCCTATTTAACGTTTCATGAAATACTTCTTCCCCTTCTTTTCTGAATGTGCCGGTTTTAGCGTTCCACTTATCATAAAAGGAGGTGCCTTCTGCAGAAGTCAAGTCTCCCGTCTTCGAATCTTTAGTGGCACTAAATTTTCCTGTAAATCGACTGATCTTGATTGGATTGCCTCTCTCATCTAAACCTAAAACAATAAAGGCATCGTTCTCAGGATCTAAAACAGGGTATTTCTTTCCATATTTAAGCTCAGAATTTCTTTTTGTGATCACCTGTCGAGCCTTATCTAAAGGTTCACGTTCCTTATAGATGACTTCAATCATATCGCGCTTCGGACCACTAGAGACAGTACCTTCAATATTAGGATTGTCTGCAATCTCTCGAATTCGTTTTTGAAGAGCATGACTTTTTTTATTAATCTCACTCAACGAAAGTGTTGCCAGATCGTCTTTCATCGCCTTATCAATTAATTTTTTCATATTCGCTTGAAGCTGTTTAAAAAGCGCAGCCTTTTCAGCGTCAGAGAACATGTTATATTTATCGCCAAAAACTAACTCATCGAGTTCATCATCAATACGTTCCATCTCTTTAGTGTACAGACGCGTAGGAGGAACGTTTCTCCCTTTACCTCCTGTAATTACATTCGGCGTCCAACCTTTGAAATAATCTTCTGGTTTTTTAACCGGAGGCGGAACTTCAACTTTCTTCGTCACTTTCTCATGGTTCTTTAAAATATTTTTATTCGTTTCAAAGATAGTTTTCTGTTTACCATCCAATTTCAATTTGCCTTGTTTTAAAAGACCCTCAATCTGTTGTATGGCTGATTTAAACTTCCCCCAGTTTTCAGGAACCTTATGAACAAAATTCACAACACTCTTAGCAAATCTTCCCCCCTTAGGGATCATTCCAATTACATTTAAAATACTCATCTAATAATACTCTCTTGTCATAACAGGTTTCTTCGGATCCTTATAATCTTCAGGATGGGTAATCCATCCACCTTGTCTAAATCGCATCACGGCCTGAGTCGTACTATCGACCAAGTCATCATGATCACCATATGGAAAGGAAGCGCATTCTTCGATTACGTCTTGTGCAAACTCCATCTCCAAAGGAGCCCAAATTCGGCCGGACTCAAAAAGAGGTGCGACCGCATTTACTCTACTATGCTTATCATTTCCTTTGCTCGGCGTAAAGTTAATAACTGGGATTCCCATGTTTCTCAGTTCATAGGTTAAGGGTAGCCCCGCCGCCTTTGCCTCGATAATGACGGTATCCGGTTGCCAGTATTTATAGAGTTCAAGCGCCTTGCGCCTTAAGTCTGGAAACTCGTATCTTCCCTTCACTGCATCGACCAGGATTAAATGGTCGGGCCGGTCTTCACTAATAGAAAACACTCCCCACGTCGTAATCGCAGAAAAGTCAGCGGTCTCTTTTTTCAAATAGGCGGTATCATAGCTCTGGATCACGTGTTTCAGTTTGGGCATCTTTGGCTCTTTCCACTTCTTCCACCATTCTCGTTTAATCAAAGCTCCTTCTTCCGACGTTGGATTCTGCATATACTGTGAATTCCATTTCGGTAAAGCCACTGAAGCCTTGACCCCTAACAATTGTTCCAAGTCCCAATACTCTGGCCACACGGGATTACCGGATGGCAGGATTGCAGGAAACTCAACCACATCCCACTGGTCCGCCTTGGGTTCTTTTTGAGCCGATTGTAAAATGCCGGTTAGATCTCGTGTGTTCCATCTCGTCATAACAAGGACAATCCGTCCTCCAGGCTGAAGTCTTTGTCGTGGACCTGTGGTATACCATTCATAAGCTCGTTCCATCGCCTTCTTGGACATGGCGTCTTGCTCGGAATGCGGGTCGTCAATGATCAAAAGATCCGCGCCTCTTCCGGTTACCGCGCCTTCGACTCCTACGGCAAAATACTCGCCGCCCTGATCAGTTTCCCAGCGACCAGCGGCTTTCGAGTCTTCCATCAGTCGTGTAGGGAAAACTTTTTTATATTCTTCAGTATCCATTAAGTGTTTGGCCTTTCGACCGAAACGAACA